TCACATGAATAGTACTTCCGAAGAAGATTTCGAAGGACAGCCTATTCTTGATGATTACGAAGTAGATTTTTCTGCAGACATCAATGCTCTTTGCGAATCAGAAGCAACACTATCTGAAGAGTTCAAGCAAAAAGTAGAGACAATCTTTGAAGCAGCAATTAAGTCTAAGCTTGCAGAAGAGATTGATCGACTTGAAGAAAAATACAACGAAGAGTTATCAGAAGCAGTCGAAGAAACTAAAGCTGATCTCGTTGAAAAAGTCGATTCATATCTTAACTACGTAGTTGAGAGCTGGATGGAAGAAAACAAAGTAGCTGTACAAGCAGGTCTGCGTACTGAGATCTCCGAGAACTTTATGAATAAGTTGAAAGGCTTGTTCGAAGAGTCTTATATCGAAGTGCCAGAAGAAAAAGTCGATCTTGTGGACGACTTAGCTGAACAAGTTGAGGAACTCGAAGAGGCCCTTAACGAGTCCACTGCTGAGAATATTGAGATGACAGAAATGCTAGAAGAGTTTGCACGTGACGAAGTCATCCGCGAAGCTTCAACAGGTCTGGCTGAAACTCAATATGAAAAGCTAAAGAGTTTGGTAGCTGAAGTAGACTTCGAAGACTACGATACTTTTGCACAAAAAGTAGAGACTGTCAAAGAATCATACTTCACCAAGAAAACAACTGATGCCGCTGATATTGAAGAAGATACTGATGGTGATGCACCTGAAGCAGCTTCTGACACAATGGCTCAGTACCTTTCCGCAATCAAAAAAACTAACAAATAATTGGGAGTCCAATAATGCAAGACGTAATTTCTTACGACAAGTTGATGGAAAAATGGGCACCGGTACTGAACGAAGAGTCAGCGGGAGCCATTACCGACAACCACAGGAAAGCAGTTACAGCTGCTATTCTTGAAAACCAAGAGCGTGCATTACGTGAAGAGCAAGGAATGCTCAACGAAATGCCTGCAAATAACACATCGAGCGTAGCAAACTGGAACCCAGTTCTGATTGCTCTCGTTCGTCGCGCTATGCCTAACCTTATGGCATACGACATCTGCGGTGTTCAGCCAATGTCAGGTCCAACAGGCCTCATCTTTGCGATGAAGTCTAACTATAAGACAACACGGGCTGGTGCAACTTCAGGCGATGAAGCACTGTTCAACGAAGCCGTACCAGGATTCTCTGGTGACTCAAGTGCAGCTACTAACGTTCGTTTGGACGGTGGCGATCCTGGACCATCAGGTACTTGTGGAATCGTTGACTCAGACGCTGACTCAACAATCGACGATACTCGTATCGATCCGGCAAATGGAACCACTGGTTTCGCAATGTCACTGTCCGACGGTGAAAACCTCGGTACATCTGGTGATTCAGCCTTTGCAGAAATGGGCTTCACCATCGAGAAAGCAACTGTTAGTGCACGGACACGCGCACTGAAGGCAGAATACAGCCTCGAACTTGCTCAGGATCTGAAAGCCATTCATGGCCTGGATGCTGAGACTGAGTTGGCAAACATCTTGTCAACTGAGATCATGGCTGAAATCAACCGTGAAGTTGTTCGTACAATTAACTCACAAGCTAAGACTGGTGCACTTCAAACAAACACTGCTCTTAACGGTGTCTTCAACGTCCAAACAGACGCAGACGGCCGTTGGTCAGTTGAGAAGTTTAAAGGTCTGATCGTACAGATCGAGCGTGAGTGTAACGTAATCGCAAAAGAAACACGTCGGGGTAAAGGTAACTTCATCATCTGTTCATCAGATGTTGCATCATCCTTGTCAGCCTCTGGCATGCTCGATTACTCACCTGCAATGTCAACAAACTTGAATGTTGACGACACAGGTAACACCTTTGCTGGTGTACTTAACGGTCGTACACGGGTCTACATTGATCCTTATGCAGTCTGTGACTACATCACAGTCGGTTATAAGGGAACTAACCCATACGACGCAGGTCTCTTCTATTGCCCATACGTACCACTAACAATGGTCCGTGCAGTGGGTGAGGATACATTCCAGCCTAAGATTGGATTTAAGACTCGCTACGGCTTGGCTTCAAACCCATTCGTTGGATCATCTCCAGCAGACGGCTTGGCAGCGATCAAGACCAACCAATACTATCGTATCTTCCGCGTAGACGATATTCTTGGATCATAATAAAAAATAACGTGGTTAGACTAGAGGGGCCTTCGGGTCCCTCTTTTTTAATCTAAACTTGTATAAATAGATGTATGGCGGAACTTACAGAAAATTTTAACTATATGCAACCGACGAGCTTTAAGCTCGTTATAGACAGACGCAACTATCCTAACCTTGAGTTTTTCTGTCAGAATGTTACACACCCCGGTATGATTATGAATCCTGTGGAACTACCAGTGCGTAGACTTGCAGGCCTGCCGTTTCCAGGTGATACTTTAACATTCAACGAACTGTCAACGAATATATTACTAGATGAAAATCTAGAATCATACACAGAAATGTTTAACTGGATACGTAGATTATTGGAAACAAACATGCTTGATAATCAAGCAGTAGGTAATACAACACAACCTAACTATGCTGATATTACGTTATCCATACTTTCAAGTCACAACAATCAAACGAAGCAAGTTAGATATATAGATTGTGTACCTACTTCACTAGGTGATATAAACTTTGAATCTACATCAAGTGGTCAAGAGTTTATTACATTTGCTGCATCGTTTCGATTCAACTATTTTGAGTTAGTGTAATGGCAGAATCAAAAGCAAGAGATATGGCAAGGTTTGGACAACAAGCCGAAGCTGACGTATTCAGAACAAATCAACAAAGACTGAGAGAAGACTTTGTAATTTTCGATTCTGATAATACGAGTACAGTCGGTCCACTAGAAATTGATAGTGGTGTAACGTTAACAATTCACGGGAACTACGTAGTGCTATGAGTACGTTAGAGGTAGACAACTTAAAAGGTGTAACTAATGCTAATGACGTTACTGTTACCGTCGGTGCTAGTGCAACCCAAGCATTAAAACATGGCCTAACAAAATCTTGGGCACGATATAATCAAGACACTCCTGCAGTAGCTGATAGTTTCAACGTAAGTACAATAGATGACGCCGCTACTGGAAAATACAGACCTAACTTTACAAATAACATGAGCGCAGCGGATAGCTATGCGACAGCTGTTGTAGGCCAAGCAGAAGCGAATTACAATCATAACTGTAATTATACAGAACAAGAAGCAACAGGTTCTGTACTTGTTACAACTGTTGAAAATGCTGTTGTTCTAGATAGGGGAAATAATTCATTCTCTATACCTGGTGGAGACTTAGCATGACCAGTACAATAAGAGTAACAAGTGTAGGTCCTGCACCAACAGGTACAACTACTAATTTAATGAGTGGTCTGACAAAAACTTATGCTTTAGCCCCAGACACTCAAGCCTCAGTAACTAGTTCACTTAACATATCCAGCATTGCTGATACTGCAACTGCGCATGGGACATTTTCATTAACAAATAATATGAGTGATGCTAATTATGTTGTATTATTAGGTAATGAGACGACTATCTATACTAATAATACATACGCACCCAGAGTCAAATACAATGCAACAAAGACTACAAGTGCGGTAGGCACGATGTCTGGATTTGATAGTACCACAAATCATCTTTATAATACACAAGAGGGCTATGACAAGCATAACATGGCAATCGTGGGAGACTTAGCATGAGTGAGATAAGAGTTAACACACTAAAGGATAGATCTGGAAAAGAAGTTGCTGCAGCGAAAGCTTTTATAGCAACTGAAGGTGAAGCAACGCCTACGGCTAGAATTAGCTTGAATCACAGCAGTGTAACTGACAATGGTGTTGGTGACCAAACGATGACATACACAAATAACTTTTCTGCTATAGGATGTTTAGTTGCAGGTACACATCATAACGCTGTTGTTGTAATGACTCAGATATTGAACAGAAGCACCTCAACGCATAACGTAAAAACGCATGACCATGCTGCAGTTTCAGAAGATGATCTAGGTAAAAAACATGCAGTATTTGGAGACCTAGCATAATTTAGTTTACTTTTGTAAATAACTGTGGTATAATTATAGTATGATTGATTTGAAAACTATACACGAAATGTGGTCAAAAGACTGTGAAATAAACTCAAACGAACTCGACAAGTCTTCGCGTGACCAGCCAATCTTACATGCTAAATACCTAGAACTCTTATCAACTTATAAGTTACAGTTGAAGCGTGCAGAGTTTGCACAGAAACAACTGTTGAAAGATAAGTGGCTGTGGTACAACGGTAAGATGTCACACGATGAGATTGTTGAAAAAGGTTGGGACCCGGATCCTTTCAATGGGCTAAAAGTATTGAAAGGCGAAATGGAATATTATTATGATGCTGACCCTGAAATTCAAAAGTCTGAAGAAAAGATTCAGTACTTTAAGACAGTTATAGATACATTAACAGAGATTGTAAACAATATTAACTGGCGACATCAGACAATATCAAATATTATAAAATGGAAACAATTCGAGTCCGGAAACTAAATCATGCAAACCTGCACATAACGTGCGAAAGTGGTACAGCTCAAGAGCTCAATGAGTTTTTTAGTTTTTATGTGCCCGGATATAAATTCATGCCTGCGTATAGAAATCGTATGTGGGATGGAAAGATTCGTTTATTCACTGTAATGTCTGGTGAACTACCGGCCGGTCTATACGAGCATCTTCTACAGTTTGCAGAACAACGTAGCTACCAGATAGAACTCGATGATTCTAAATATGGAAAGCCAGACGACTACAATAAGGTCGATGTAAAAGATCTCTATGAATATATTAAAGGATTAAAACTACCGTTTGATATACGTGATTACCAATTTGATGCAGTTTCTACGGGAATCCATAGAAAAAGAGGCATACTCTTATCACCAACAGGATCTGGTAAATCTCTTATTATATACGCTTTAGTGCGTTATTGGTTAGAAAGGCTTACCACAGGGTATCGCTATCCACACAGCGGTAGGGCTTTGATCATCGTACCTACTACCTCACTCGTAGAACAAATGTATACAGACTTTATAAAGTATGGCTGTGGAGAACGCGCCATGCACAGAATATATTCCGGCAAAGATAAAAAGTTTGAAGCTGCGATATGCATTAGCACATGGCAGTCGATATATAAACTACCGCGTGACTGGTACTCACAGTTTGGTATGGTGATAGGTGATGAGTGTCACGGTTTTAAATCTAAATCACTTATGTCAATCATGAACAAAGCCAGTGAAGCTGAATACAGATTCGGTACGACTGGCACACTCGACGGGGCCCAAACACATGAACTCGTACTCCAAGGTCTATTCGGTAAGATATACCGCGTTACCACAACAAAAACCTTACAAGATAACAATACTCTCGCCAGCCTTACCATTAAACGAATCGTACTTAAGTACTCAGAAAA